TATCCTCTGACTATAGCTCACAAGAGTTAAATGTAATTGCTTATGGGAGTCAAGACCCTGTGTTCTTATCAGCCCTCAGAAACAATGAAGATTTACACTCTGTATGTGCTGAGTTAGTATTTGGGGAGGTATGGCATAATGCAGCTGAAGATAATTGTGCTTTTAAACTACATAATCAAAAGTGTGAGTGTAAAGAACACAAGAAACTTAGGACACATGTTAAAACCATCAACTTTGGATTGGCCTACGGAATGGGGCCTAAGAAGTTAAGTGAGACTATTAACTCAGATTTAAAAGAGGCTAAGGATTTAATTAATAAGTATTTTAAGGCCTTCCCACAAATCAAAATATTTCTTGATAGATTAGGGGATACAGGAAAGAGAACAGGTATGATAAGAACTTTCCCCCCATTTGCAAGATTAAGATGGTTTGAGACTTGGACCCCTAAGATGTATAATGATGAGAGTAAATTCATGGAGTTAGGTTCTATTGAAAGGGCTAGTAAGAACACCCCAATTCAAGGGAGCTCAGCAGATATGACTAAACTTGCATTGGTTTATATTCACAAAAAGATTAAATCTGAATCTCTCCCTGTTAAAATAGTAATGACTGTTCACGATCAGATAGATACTATTTGCCCTGAATCTTTTGCAGAAGAGTGGAAAGTATTAATGACTGAAGAGATGAATAGAGCAGCTAAAGTTATAATCCCTAATGGATTATTGAAATCAGAAACAAGTATAACTAAAAAATGGAGTAAATAATATGAACAATTCTAACTATCCACCAGGGGCAGAAAATGATCCTTCAGCCCCTTATAATCAACCTGAGTATTCTATGTGCCCTTATTGCGAAGAACATATGATAAGGGAATACATAGATAATCATATTGATGAGCTTTGTGAAAAACAACAATTAGGGGAATTTGACCCTAATTCTAAAGAGTATGAAATGCTCTATGATAAAATCTATAAAGACTTAGAGAAAGATTTAACCCTAACTCTTTGCTCAGATTGCAGATTTCTAGATTATGATAAAGATTACGATTAAAAAATTAATTTATGAGAAGAAAAAAATTAAACGACAATGAACTATTCATTTTACTGATTAACAAAATGTTTGAATTTGCAGAGATTGATATGACTTATGACAAGCTTATCGAATCTGGGGTAACTAAATCTGATATGTTATGGATGGACAATTATTCTATGACTAAAGAACAATTTAATAAGTTTAGACTTTATGGGGTTAAACTTCTTAGAGAGAACTATAATTTTAGAATAAGGAAAGCAGAGGCAGAATTTGCATGGTTCGACTTAATGTATGGGATTCGTGTAATAGACACAAAAGAAACTTCAAGTCTAGAATTTGAAGATTTAGCTTAATAATTAATATTTAAAACAATGAAAAGATTTTCAAAACAAGAGTTAAAAATAATGAAAGATAGTAATCTTTCATTAGAAGAAAAAGCTACTATGCTTGGTAGAAGTATGTCATCTATCAGGTCTAAACATTGGGCTATTATAAATAAACCTAGTAGAAGAGTAGTAAAGAATGTTAGTAATGATACCGTAAGGTATGATACCGTAAGGTATAAGAGAGAATCTAGTGTATCAAAGAAACTTGAGAATAATTCTCTCCCTATTAACATTAGTATTGACAGTATTAAAAGAAATATTATTATAACTTACTAATAATATTTTAGCCTAGATGGTGAAATTGGTAGACACAAGGGACTTAAAATCCCTCGGACAGAAATGTCTATGCCGGTTCGAGTCCGGCTCTAGGTACATAGTCAGGTGGCGGAATGGTAGACGCACTTGCTTCCGTAAAAAGAAGTGATTGGAAGAGCGGTATGGTGATGTCGCTACAAGTAAATTACAGGTTCGAATCCTGTCCTGACTACTAAAATAAAAACCGATGAATTTATACTACATTATGATTTTAATTGGGCTTACTGTATTAGTAGGTCTATTATTTTACGATTTATTTAAACAAATTAACAAAATTAAAGATGACGAAGATGACACAAATGGCTATTCAGGATGTTAAGGTTCTTGATACTATTCAAGAGGTAGAAGACATAATTAATTTTAAGGCTTCTAAAACTCAGAACAATCCTGTTGAGATGATTATTAGACTTGTAGAATACTATGGTAAAATGCCACGTGCAGATTTTAAAGTTAGGAATAATTCAAGGGAGACTACAATTAAAAGACAAGTATTGGCTGTAGCCCTGACAATGTATACTAAATTAAATCAGCATGAGATATCTAAACATATTAATAGGAATAGAACTATAGTATCTTACTCTAATAAAATGCATGAAAATTTTATATGCTATGACAAAGATTACAGAGATCTATTTACTAAGGTTGTATCAGCTTATATAAGACTTAATAATAAGTATGAATACATCCCTGAAATTAATGTGAAGAGTATTTTAGAGACAATAAGTAAGTATGAGAAATTATTAAAAGAATTACAAGAATTTTTAGTAACAATAACATTTTTAAAAAAGAAATCAGATGACCCAGACCTCTATACAGGAAGTATTACAGATTAAAGATCAAGAACAAAGAATTGCTTTAAGGGCTTGGGCTAAAGCAGGATACAAAGGCTCTATTATTGCTGGGACAGGCTTTGGGAAAAGCAGGTGTGGTGTAATGGCTTTAGGGGAAATGCTTAGAAGAGTTGAAGGGGATGGATTATTATTAGTCCCTACTGTTCAACTTCAAGATCAATTTAAAGATGAATTCTACAAATGGGGTTATGAAGATGTATTAGATAGAGTAGAAATACTATGTTATGCATCAGCTCATAAAATTAAAGGGAGAACATTTGCAGTAACAGTTGCAGATGAGGTTCATTTAGGGTTAAGTCCAATTTATCGTGAAATATTTTCAGATAATATACATAATATGCTATTGTGTATGACGGCAACTCTCCCTGAAGAACCTGAATATAAAGTATTACTAGTTAATATGGCTCCCCCTGTATACGTTATAACATTAGACCAATGTGTACAAAAAGGATTAATAGCCCCATACAAGATTAAGTGTATCGCTGTGGATTTAACTAATGAGGAGAGAAAGACATACAAATCAGCTAATAATATGTTTGTACACTACAAATATAAATTAGGGCAATTTGATGCTTTTGATAGAGCTAATGCAATATTAGCCTCCCCTCATACTTCTTCCCCGGAGGATAAAAAGAATGCTGCATTATTTTACAAAGCTATCAGAGATAGGAAAGAGATAGTTCAAAAGGCTTATAACAAAATTCTTTATACTGGGATGATATGCCAGAATAGAGATGTTAAGACTTTAACTTTTTCAGGGACTAACGAGTTTACTGACGAGACACGTCAGCATTTAGTTAGCTTAGGGATTAAAGCAGCTTCTTATCATTCTACTATGAAGACTTCAGCTAGGAAAAAAGCTTTGAATGATTTTAAAGATAACGAAATCAAGGTATTATGCTCTACAAAGGCTCTAAATCAAGGATATGATATCCCTGATGCACAGCTTGGGATTATATGTGGGTTAGATTCTAAAGCCCTTCAAATGATTCAAAGGGTAGGGAGATTACTAAGGTTGTCTGATTCTGATAAAGTAGCTGAGGTTGTAGTATTGTATGTAAGAGATAGTCAGGAAGAGAAATGGTTGACAAATGCTATTAAAAATTTATCAAACATTGTTTGGATTGATGATATTTCTTCTTATATTTGAAAACGATTTAGTATAGATTCTATAACAAAATATTTTATGATTATAGAAATAGACACAGAACAGTTGAAAAGTCTAGGTTTATCCCCTAATGAATTTGTTTATATTTCTATGTTAAGTCGTAGTGCCTTAGATACTGATTTAAAATTAGATGTTAATTTAATTGAATTGCAAACCAATGGGTGGATCAAAATTGGGGAGGATGATGAAGTCATATTACGAAATAGATCTCTCGTTAAAGAAGATGATTTTGATCGTATGTGGTCTTCACTCCTCTCCAGATTCCCCATTAAGGTTATGTGCAATGGGGCAGTAAGAATTCTAAGAGCAGGAGATTCTAATGCTAAAAGCAATCAAAAGTCTAAAGAAAGATACAAGAAGTATGTCTCTGGGAATGTGGAAAAGCATAACAGAGTTATCAAAGCATTAGAAACAGAATTAGATTTCCGTAAACGTGGTAATAATTTAGGGTGGATGCAGATGCTTGAAACCTGGATTAATAACCATAGTTGGGAGAAATATTATACAGAAGAAATAAAAGATAATGGAGGAGAGCCAACAGTCCAAGAACCAGGACGGATTACAAGGCTCCTCTAGCAATATCGAAGACTCTTTTAAAGAGTTTAATCACATATCTAAATCAGTAGAGAGATCTATATCTGAAATCAAGGCTGCACAGCTTGGGAATAGGATAGTCTTCCCTACTAGTTGGGATAGATTAAATAAGAATTTGCTAGGGGGACTACAACCTGGGAAAATGTATGTAATTGCTGGGAGACCAGGTGTAGGGAAATCAGCTTTCTCTAATCAACTGATCTTCGATATTTTAGACAAGAATGCAGGGAAGAAATTACTAGTTCTTTATTGGAGTTTCGAGATGCCTGATTATCAACAGATAATGAGGGCAGCTTCTAACGATGTTAAGATGCAATTTTCACAATTGTATAGTATAGACTCCCCTATATCTGACTCTAAAATATCTGAATATGAAAATGCTGTAAGTAAGTATAAAAAGTATCCTATCTATTTCTGTTCCATACCACAGAATATGGTTAAAATCAAAGAGATAAACAACAGGGTGAATATTAAATTCCCACAACACACAATAATAAATCTCTTTGACCATTCTCGACTGATACTTGGGACAGAAGATACAGAACTGCAAAAGCTAAATCAAATTTCTAAAACCTGTATGTGGCTGCAAGCAAGATTAGGGGTTGTAAATATCCTCTTATCTCAGCTTAACAGGAATATAGAACAGGAGTATAGAGCTAAGCAGCAATATCAGCCACAGCTAACTGACTTATTTGGTGGGGACTCGATAGGTCAGGATGCTCATGTGGTTATGATGTTACAACGTCCTTATGATTTATACGGGATAACAGAAGCCTATTGTGGGGAGAATCCAGTAGGGTTACTTGCCTGTCACGTAGAAAAGAATAGGGATGGTCAGTTAGGGATGATTCCTTTTGAATCTGACTTATCAACATTTTCAATTAAAGAAAGAGTAAAAAAGTAAAATAATTAAAATTTAAATGTATGGAAAATGTTATTAGAGAACAGGAGCCAACTACAAAAATTGAATGGAAGCCCTCTAGAATAATGGCCCTTAGAACTTATGAAATAAATATTAAGTTTTTAGATAGGGGTGTATTAGTTGGGGTAGGCTGTAGACAAATTGCCTATGAGGATGTAAATACATTTCTTATTGACTTTAATGAGTATATAGCAAATCCTGCGGGGGTTCAAGAGAAATGGCTTAAAGAGTTCGAGAATAATTAATTATGGAATTAACATTACCAACAGAAAAAGTAGCTGTAGCTAGAAAATCCCCAAGGCACATGATTATTTATGGGCCCCCAAAGATTGGGAAGACTACAGCTATTGCTAAGCTGGATGGGTGTTTAATCATAGACTTAGAGCAAGGCTCAGATATGGTTGAAGCCCTCAAAATTAAAGCTAACAATCTTAAAGAGTTAGCTGAGGTTGGGAAAGCAATTGTCAAAGCTAATAAACCTTATAAGTATATTGCTATTGACACTCTTACTCAACTAGAAGTATGGTGTGAACAAGAGGCTAAAGAACTTTACAGACAAACTCCTATGGGGAAGAATTTTGACCCAGAGAATAAAGGGTTATCTGTACTTTCATTGCCTCAGGGTGCAGGTTATTTGTATTTAAGGATGGCTGTAAAGAAATGGATGGATAAGTTAGAGACTTTATCTGACCATATTATCTATATCGGGCATCTAAAAGACAAAATGCTTGAGAAGAAAGGGAAAGAGGTTTCAGCTAAAGACCTTGACTTAACAGGTAAAATAAGAAATATAGCTTGTTCTAACTCTGATGCCATAGGATATATTTCTTATTT